AATCTGTTTCCTTTTCCCCGTTTTGATTTTTAAAGTTTCTCTCAACCGCTACCGTAAAACTAGCGTATGCAGTCCCGTTCGATGTGTAGCGTAAATCTACATCCCTTGTTAATCGTCCTACTAATACTACGTTGTTAATCATTTTCTACATCTCCTATATATTTTTTCCATTCGTCTAGGTTTCCCTTTTTAATCTTGTTTACTCGTTTAAATTCCTTGATTGCTTGTGCTTTGAGTGGCAATACCCCTTCTTGTCGTGCTTGGTCTGTTACTGGTATAAAATATCCAGTGCGCCCGTTTCTTACTCCTACAATCACGATACCGTAATTGTTGATTAACTGATCTATGATTTTCTTTACTCGTCTTGTAGAAAGTCTTGTCTGTGCTACAATGTCTTTTATATTCACTCTGCGTTCGTCACTAATCGGGATAAGCGATAGGACTACTCTTTCAATCGGTGTCATTTGTTTACTCATATTGCCACCCTCCTTTTGTCTTTTTAACTTTCAGTAACGCGGTATTGTATCGTTTCATAAATAGCTTTTTCTTTAGCTTGAATACGTCTGTTTCCATTCCTTTTACGTCAACGTAAGTCAGCGTGCCATCATTTTCTGTAATGATGAAATCAACTACATAAAAGATAGGTCTGATTTCCCCTTTGACTCCTTCAACGCTAAACCCTTCTTGCAGCAACATTCTTTTTTGTCGTTCAAACCCTAAAATTTTATGTTCCGCCACTTGTTGCTTTAAGTGTAAGTAAAATTCGCCTTCCGCTTTACTATCAAACTTGATACCGTCAATTTCTACTTTCTTAGCGTTGTACTTAGATGTTCTGAACATTTATTTATTAGTTGCTCCCTCTCTTTCTTTTGCTCCCTGGATAAGTTTTCTCTTTCTTTCAAGATAGCCTTCATCCGTCGTTTTCAAGTTGGCGATTTGTTTAACTAGTTCCGCGTATCTTTTTGGATTAGACTTGTAAAACTGTATTTCTTTTTCTGACTCGCTCATTTATCCTCCTGTTATTTTACCCAGTCGGGTACAATCTCAACATAACCGCTAGGCTTGTTGTAATATTTTTTATTATTCGTCTTAAATTGTTTAGCTTGCTCTATCGTTGTAATTCCGTTATCTTTCCATTTTTCCCATATTCCTCGCATATATTGAAATGGTTTATCTTTTCCGATAGTACGTTTAAAACTCTCTAGAATCATTTCCTTCCCATAAACATCTAGCTTTTCTTTTAATTCAAGTTGCACGATTGAGTTAGCTACTCCAAAATTTTCTTGATAAACATTAATCAACTCTTGAACATCGTTGTTAGGCGAACCACCACTACTAGTAACTGGTTTATTTTTATTTAATTTAGTTTTATTTAGTTTTATTTTATTTAGTTTTATTTTATTGGCATGGTTTAGCATTGCTTGAGCATTGCTTGAGCATTGCTCAAGCAATGCTTGAGTATTGCTTGTATCTTCAGATTGTTTATTCCACCGTGCTTCTGCTGCTTTTTTTGCTTTGGATTTTCGTTGTTGCGCTCGTACATCCATCATTTCCATTCGCTCATTAAAGCTATCTGAATAGAAATATTTACCATCTTCCGTAAATTTGAATAAGTCGTAATCCTCAACAACTTGTTTTACTTTTTCGGCATCTACTCTTAAGTCAAAAGCTAGTGTGTTGTAATCGATTGTGCTTTTGTAGCCTTCTTCTTCTCTTAATCGTTCAATCAACATGAAGAAGATTCCATAGCCTTCCGCACCTAACTTCATTCGAACCTTCATTAATTTGTCCGAATTTCTTGCGTTGCTATCGTGTGAGAAATAACTTCTCATTCGGTACCTCCTTTCTCCCTATTTCCCGATTCTTAGTTCTTTCACCGCCTCCTCGTTTAGTAGGATTGGCTTAATATGATATTTATTTTCAAATGCGATTTCTCCTATCGTGTGTCGTTCTGTGTGGTGCGTTCTGCATAAGCAATAGTAAAATCTGTTCGCGTGGTCTATCGTGTTTCGATTGTTTCCCATTCCTACTGCATCTACATGATCTATATCGCTATGTTGTTTCCCACAAATAAAGCACGTACGATATTTAATGAATAGAAACGCCAATCTAGCGATGTCAACTGCTTGATAGTATTCCTTGAAATGAAATGGTATGTCATTCTGAAAGCAAAACTCGATAATCAGTTCAATCAGTTGATTAGCTTGAGTAATGCTACAGTGGTTCATCGCTAGGCTTAACCCTTCCACGTTGTACAGCTCACTGTAATACGCTTTGAACATATCCTTGACCCATTCCAACGGATAACCTGTGTAGTCGCTCACGTCTCCAAATAACGCATGAATGAATTTTTGTTGTTTAGGTGTGATGCTACGTTTATCAATCACCGTCACTTTCAAGCGGATATTTTCGCCTTTATCTGTCCTTCTTCTAGCTTCTGTAAGGTTGAAATCTTCTTCTAGCGCTATTTGTATATCGTGTTGATTAACCGCCTTGAGTTTTCCCTCGTAATCCATTACGCTTCTTCACGCGTTCCTGTTAATGATTCAGGGATACTTTGCAGCATCTTGATTGCTCTATCTAGCAATGTATCGCTCCATTCTTCTGTAGGTGCGCCTTGCACTTTGGATTGCATTTCTTTGAATTTCTCGAATCGTTCGGGTGTTGACTCTGCTAGTTGTTGAAGATAATCACATTTAGATTGTTTTTCCGCGCTGATTTGAGGCCCTTTCTTTTTTCTTCCGTTACCGCTCGCCTCGTTTCCGTCATCGTCTTTGTCTGATGTGATACCAAACACTGCGCTCAACGCATATCTTTTAGCGTATGTAATTGCGCTTCCGTATGCTTGAGGCGTTTGCTTTTCAGGTTTCATTCTCACACTAGGAAACTCAATATATTCCCCTGATTGATGTAGAATAATCGTTCCTACCTCAATATTTCCGCTATCATCACCGCTTGCATACTGCATGAACGAGATTCCTAACGGCCCTGCTGCTTCTGTGATTGCTTCAACTACATTTTCTAAAGGTACATATTTGCTTTTGAAAAATGGGTTGTTTGCATCTTTTAATGGTTGTTTTAAATTCTTTTGAAATTCCGACATAGCTTTTGATAAGTTTTCTATGCTCTCTGATTTGTTTAACATATTTCACTCTCCTGCTGTTAAAATTGATGAGTCTAAATAATTTTCTTTCAAGTACTCGTCTACATCATCCTCGTTAACGTAATCTCCATCTAATAGATAGTAATTCCATTCCTCGTCTGTTTTCTCTCCCTTCCAGTCATACGCTCTAATGCGTGTCACTGGTGGTTCTGTTAAATATAGGTTTCTTAGATATTCTTCAACATCGTCCTCAAGGACTTTATCCTTTCCGATAATGCGGTACTGATCTCCACGATAGATTTCCATCCCCTGCCAATCATATCCGTAAACTTTATCCTCAGGCGGTTCAAGATATCTATTGTGTAATGCTTCAAAACTGCCGTACATTGTGTTATACTCTCCTTAGATATATTTAGTTAGTCAGCGTTGCCGCGCTGGCTTTTTTTGTTCCATGTTTCCTGAAAGTCAGGCTCCACATATTGCCCACTTCTAATTAGATTCACTTTTGATTCGTGTTGTTCAACCGCCTTTCCTACCAAGAGCACAATGCTCATCATTGCGATAATCAATCCAAATGCTAAAACGTACCACCCTAGCATCCATTTCATGAATGGGATGAATTGTACCCTCGTTTTTCTTCTTTGTTCCGTTTTCATCGTTTTCTCCTTCCGTCCCATATCTTTTGAATTTCATCAATCATGCTCGCTTGATATTTGTATGGGCGTGTATCTGTTCTTCTTGCTGCAACCACCACTGGATGGTTTCTAATTTCGCTTTTGTGCCACGAACTGGAACTCGTTCCAATAGCTTCACACAACTCTTCGGTCGTTATCCACCTTTGATTACTTCTTGAGTCAATAAACGGTTTTATTAATCCAACAAATTTTTCTGGATTTCTTTTTACGACTTCGAAGAATATTGGTTCGTAATAATCAAGCGTTGATTGTTCCATGGTTTCCCTCCTTTACTTCGTTACCTCTTTCATGAGTTTGTTAGCTTCTTTAATTAACAAACGCATGGTGTTGCTATCCGTTTCTTTTTCAGCAGCTCTCGTTAACATATCTACCCACTCTCGTCTGGTTTCGTTCTTCCACTCAACTAACTCAGTTAGTAAAATGTCTTTCTCGAAGTAGGTTGAGTAGTCCAGAGAGCCATCCTCTAATCGGATACATCTTCCAGTTTTTAAGTCTCTGCAAACATTAGTACGAACAGTACTGTTGGTTGTTTTGACTGCTCCCGCAACTTCATCATAGGTAGCAGAAGGATGTTTCTTGAAGTATTCCCTAATTTGTTCTGATAGTGTCATGGTTTAAACTCCTTTCATTTTTTTATATTGTTGTAACCTTCTTTCAAGCCTATAATTGAGGTTGGGAAAGGAGGCGTTTAATATGCAAAACTTAACTGAACCTCAAGCTAAGTCAGTCGCTGCAGAATGGACTAGATTAGCTATTGAGAATAATTTGATTGCGAGACAAACTTCAGCAAAGCGTACTGCTGAGGATGTTTTCGAATTTTATAAAACTTTATATGAAAAGCTAGCATCCAAAGAAGACTAGTAATCCATATTCGCTCTAGCTGAAAGCAACTCAGTTAGAGCTTTTATATTTTCTATAGCTGGTTGTTCCTTTATATCTTTGATGAGTTGAACGATTAATTCATCTAGCTCTTTTAATACTTCAGTTGCGATTGTGTTCATTCCACTTACTCCTTTCGTGTTGTTTTTAAACTCGACACTAATCGTATTTAGGGGTAATTCTGACTCTAAAACCTTCTTCACTGTCAATATCCTCTGCCGTGATGACTGCAATGGTTTTAGGGTCTTTTTCGTCTGTTTCTACGACAATTTTTGTAATATCCGATAATGTTTCAATACTCATTTTTATTCCTCCTTTCTCTAATTTTCATATTGTTACCATCTATTTTCAGACTTATAATGTGTCTGAAGGGAGGTGATAACAATGACCGAAATTTATGCTTGCCTCTGTGGGAATTGGGTGAATTTATCCGATGATGCTGATTGTGTAATGGGTCCAAACATGGTTAGCCCTTATATTTGGTGGGAAGAAAATGCCGAACTCTACTCACCAATTACTAAACCTAAGGCAGATACTATGTACTGCCAAGATTACATTTACATCAACTATCGCGGTGCGGATTATCGTATCCACCCTATTTTTATACAAGTCGTCTCTAGATAAATCTTTTTAATTTGTCTGAGATAACTACTAAATCCGAGTCGTCCAGTTTTAATTGGTCGGCTTTTTGGTTTAGTCTTTCGTCAACAGCTTGATTTAATTCGTGCCATTCTCTTTTTGTGAATTTGCTTCTGAATTCTAGAAACTCTTTTATTGTCGTTTTGTTATCCATTTCTATTCCTCCTTTTCGGTTGAAAACGTGTCTTTAAGGACACTTATTGTTTAAAAAAAATATCCATAATTTCAGAATCTGATAAATTTAGGATGTTTTTACATGCAACAATTTCTTCTCTTCGAAAAGAAACTGCTCCGTTCATTCTGCTGTGATACACTGTTTTAGTGAATGACCCATTGATATTTTCGTCCATTTTTTCAATAAAATCTTCTACTTTTAATCCCCTCTCTACGATTTTTGCTTTCAATAAGTTATAGTTCATTTACATCACCTCATTTCTCGTTGTGTCATTTAGGACACATTCATAGTATCATAAGCGATTAACCGTGTCAACACCTAAATGTGTCTTTTTTGAAACTTTTTTATTTTTTTAAGTGAATTTAGTTGTTCCTAGGACACTTTAATGGTATTCTTTCATTATGAAAGGGGCGATTATAATGCTTGATTTGAAAGAAAGAAGATTATCTTTAAATTTAACATTAGAACAAGTAGGAAATTTCGTTGGTGTTGGAAAAAGTACTGTTAGAAAATGGGAAAACGGATTAATCAACAATATAGGCAGCGATAAAATTCAAAAATACGCTCAAATTTTACAAATCAGCCCTCTAGACATAATCAATAAAGAAGTTGTGTCTAAAGAAGAAAGAGATATCCAAAAAGACCTTCAAAAGATGATTGAACAACTAGAAAATGGATTGTATTCTAAAGAAACTGCTGAGTATTCTGAAGAAACAAGAGAATTGATTATATCTTCTTTGGAGCAAGCGGTAAAAATTGCTAGAATGGAAGCTAAGAAGAAATTTACACCAAATAAATATAAGAAAGGATAGGAGATAAAAATATTGGGGATTGAAAATAAAGTATTATCTTTAGTTCGAAAATTCGGAACTAGCAATCCGTACAAGATTGCAAAAGAATTAGACATAAACTTGTTAGAAGCGAACCTGGGAGAGGTTAAAGGCTACTACACTAAGATTAGAAGAATTAAATTTATCTTTATTAATGAGAATTTATCAAAAAACGAAAAAATATTCACCATGGCTCATGAGTTGGGGCATGCCGTCCTACATTACAACACAAGTACACCGCACCTTTTGAGCATGAAGTATCGTTATACGTCCAAGATAGAATCAGAAGCGGACGAATTTGCGACGGTTCTTACGGATCTATACTTAAAAGAATCGATGGTGTTGTATTAGAGTTTGGCGTGATGCTATACGTGAATCTCTATATATAGAAATAAAAAATAAGCAAAAACACAACATATAGTAAGGTTTATTTTATTTTTAAATTTTACTACTTATCAATTGACTTTCAACGTTGAGACCATATATAATGAACGCAATCGATGAACAGGTGCGCGTAAGCACCATACCGAAAGGGTCTCAATTTAATTGAGGCCCTTTTGCGCATTTAGAAAGGAATTTTTTATGAAACCTTTTTCGGATATAAATAGACAATTGTCAATACTTAAATCTAGAAACTTAACCATCTCAAATTATAATCTTGCAAGAAATTCATTGATGAGATACGGTTATTATGAAATAGTAAATGGCTACAAAACTTTTCTGTTAGACCCTTCAAGCGATACGGACCAATATAAAGACGGAACAACTTTTAGAGAATTAATAGATTTATATGATTTAGATAAAAGTATTCGTTCTGCCGTGATGCTTGCAGCACTCGAAGTGGAACTTTCTTTAAGAACTGCAATTGCATATACATTGTCTGAAGATTTTGGAGTACTAGAGAGTGAATATCTTAAGTATAATAATTTTATACAAGGGGAAAGATTTGAAGATCACGGTCGTGTAACAAACGAAAGAAATGAAATGGTGAGAATATTAAGAAGCTTCCTGCAAAGAGACATTGAGCCACTAAATCATTATAGAAACAATCATGGTCATATACCGCCTTGGATACTTATGAAAGAAACAAGTTTTGGTAATTTAAAACATATTTTCAAATTACTAAGAGGACCACAAAAGAAAAAGGTGATTTCTATTTGCTACGGAATTGATATTGGTGAAGTTTCTGATAATCATATTGCTCTGTTTAAGGACTCTCTTGCTCTTATAAACGCTTTCCGGAATAGAGCTGCACATAACGGTCGTATTTTTAATTTTAAACCTGAAAAATATCCAATAAGATATAATGCTCTATTCCATCCCAACAAAGGCTTTTCAGAAGCTTCTTATCGAAAAGGTAATGGGAAAAATGATTTATATACTTTATACAAAGTTCTCGAAATGTTTGAAAATTTCACTGCACAGTTCAATCTCGAATTCTATTTATCTATTCATGTTGGTAGACATTGTAACCAATCGCCTAACGATTTAACATTATTAATAACAGAAATGGGATTCCCAAAAGAGATAATAGAAACACTTATTGATAAATACTATAAACAAATTCAATAAAAAATACCACACTACTCTCCGCCAAGATTGTTAGTGTGGTAAACATCAAAAATCACCCTGAAATAGGGCTATTTGTTATGCCCTATTTTACCACAAATAGAAAGGTTGGTAAACTATGGCAAGCATTTATAAACGTGGAAAAACGTGGACGTATAAAGTTTACTATTACGAGAATGGAAAGCAAAAGGCAGTATCTAAGAGTGGTTTTAAAACTAAAGCTGAGGCTAAAGACGCATCCATCCTTCGTGAGAATGAAATGCTGCAAGGCAAGAACTTTGCCAAAGAAAGAATGCTTCTTGCAGATTATATGGAGAATTGGAAGAAGTTGTATAAGGACGGAACCGTTTCTTTAGGCGTTTCCAAGCGTATAGATATGATTATTAGATATGTTCGAAAAAACTTTAACGTCATGCTTAAAGATATAACTCATGATAATTATCAAGCATACATCAACAAGTTGGCAAAAAGGTTATCAACTGAATCTGTTGCTAAGTATCACACTTATACAAGCGGTGCTATTAAACATGCGGTTCAAACTAGAGTTCTTATGTATAATCCTTGTGAATTCGTTAAAATAAAAGGGAATGACGAAAGAGCGTTTACTGAAGAAAGTAAGTTTTTATCTTTCGAAGAATATCAAAGATTGTATGCAGCATTGTTAGACGGAATCAATCCTAAATATCAATCACGCTATATTATTCTTTTAGCAATGGTAAGTGGGATGCGTTTTGGAGAATGCCTGGGGTTGACCTGGGATAATTTAGACGTAGAAACGAATACCGTAAAAATAGAAAAAGGGTTTGATTCATTACACACTAGAGATTTTACAGACGGAAAAACTAAAAACGCAAAAAGAACTATTATCATTCCAGACGAAGTAATGCAACTACTATTTCAACTTCCAAATGACACAGAAAGAGTGTTTCATGATATCACAAATAATGGAGTTAAAAAAACTCTCGATAATGCACTTAAAAAAGCGAACATCGAGAGAAAAATAAGATTTCATAGTTTGAGGCACACACACGCCAGCATTTTACTATCGCAAGGCGTACAAGTGGTATCAGTGAGTAAAAGATTAGGCCACGCTAACCCCACAGTAACCATGCAGACGTATGCTCACGTCATTAAAGAATTGGAAGTATCCGATAATGAAAAAATAATAAAGATTTTATCCCACGGAACATCCACGGAACAAAACCTTTAAAAAAGCCTATAAATAAGCATAAAAAATGCCCCCTACAGACTGTAAAATACGTTTCATACCGTTTCATACCGTTTCATATTCCTATGATAACAGTGTTTTTGTATCATGTCATATCATACGTTTTCTATTTTCACGGAACAAATACGGAACAAAAAAATAAGGCTATCCCAAAGGATAGCCTTTTTTATTATTTGTTTTCTTTTTGAGTTGTAATTAATCCATCAGGCTCAACTGTGAATTCTGGTTTTTCGTCTAGCGTTCCATCTTCTTTCACATAGTACCATCCTTTAGCGCCTTTAACAAATGCTTGCGATTCCATGTATCCGTTGTTTGTGTTTAAATAGTACCATTTATCATAATACTTAACCCATCCAGTAACCATTTCGCCATCTTGTTTAAAATAGTACCACTCATTGTTAATTTTCTTCCATCCAGTAGCCATTGTTCCGTCAGTGTCTAACCAATACCATACAGCTCCTCGCTTAATCCATTTATTAGTTAAACAATAGCCGTTTTCATTAAAGAAGTACCATTTTTCATTAATTTTCTGCCACTTGTTAGTTGGATAGCTTCCGTCTGAATTTTGATACCACCATCCAGTTGAATTTTGATGCCATCCTTCTTTGATTTCCTTCTGTTCTAAACCATGCTCAATATCATACTTGAATTGTTCACGACTGATGCCCCATTTGGCTAGGTAAGGATAAGGGTCTACGTGATCGCTGAAATTGTTTGGTTGATTGTATGTGCAATATTCATGAGATTTGATGCCTTCCAACGCATTTGAGTCTAATGTCTTAGGGAGTCCAGCTTCATCAGCTAAATCACGCAATAGTTGAATGTATAGTCGATAATCTTCCATGAACTCTTCTTGAGTTGAGTGGCTTTCAATCAATTCAACCGCTGCATAAGTCTCATAATTCCAGCCACCCCCTACATCGTAAGACCCATTGTTTACAGGTCCTACTTGCATGACTCTGCCATTCCCCACAACGTGAGAGAAAAAGCCTGATTCAACAGGTCTACGCATGTGGTAGTCTGCTTCGTTTTGTGCTGTTGAATTTCTGTTTCCTGTTGAATGCGCGTGAACTTGACGATAAGGCGCATAACCGATTTGAGGTAACCCCTCTCTGTATCTACTTGTATCAATTTCCATTTATATATTCCTCCTTAAGTTGTTGGCCAAGGGTCGTCTGTAAAATAACTTATATTAGAAACCCTGATGTCGCCGATGTCTTTGTCTGCTGGTATTGGTTCTAAGAATTGAAAACGTAAGTGGTTTGCGTCTCCGTAACCCCCAAGATACCATGTTCCGTAAGTTACCCCATCGTCGTTATATATTGGTCCGATTAACGAAGTGGCTGTTCGGTAACCATAAGGCATTTGCCCATTTGTTAAGATGAAAACTTTCTTTTCACGATTTCCCGGATGTGCCACGAATCCAAGCCCGCCACGGCGAACAATACCGAACCAACCCCATTGTAAACCGCCAAATTGTAATTGCACAATATCATTAATTCTTCGCGCTTTTACGAATGAATTACCTAATTTGGATGCTGCGTTTAGTGTCTTCCAACCGGTATCACCGTCTAATACCGCCCAACCAGTGTTACCTGAAGGTGTGCGTTTAATCCATTTCAGTGCGCCATTTGTTTTAGCTGTGTCAACATAAGTTTGACCTAGTTTGCCTTCTACTTTACCATTCGGCATACCAGTGCCAATAAGTTCACTAGACGAAGTTGAAGCATTTTGACTGGTTTCTGGTAAAGTTACCGAGCCTCCACCGCCTGACAAAATAAGCGTGTTTCCGTTTAAAGTTAGCTTTTGAGGAATACCCACACCATCAGCACCTTTTGGCCCAGTTAATCCAATAGGCCCTTGAGGTCCAGTAGGCCCAGTAGGTCCAGAAGGCCCTTGTTCCCCACGTTCACCTCTTTGTCCGTCTTGTCCTCGTTCACCTTGAATACCTTGAGGACCAGGAGGACCTTGCAGTCCGTCCGCCCCTCGTTCTCCTTGTGGTCCTTGTGGTCCAGGCTCTCCTCGTTCGCCTTTTTCGCCCGCTTTCAACTGTACGGCTTTTAGTTCGTCTTTAGTCGCTAGGGTATCAGATTTTGTTTCCAAATTTTGAACTCGCATTTTTAATACTGTATCGTTGTACGGTTGCGGTAGTTCCGTTTTTTTAGCGTATTCTTCTAGGCTCTGATGCTCGGTTAAGTAGCCTTTAGATTCCAATTCTTGCTTGGTAACTAATTCGCTAGTATTCACGCTTGGTTTGTGTTCCAAAACTTCCAAGCGTTGCTTGATTTCTGTATCGTTATATACAGTATCATTATCTGTCTTGTTTTCTAACGCTGATACACGCTCTCTGAGGGCTGTATCATCATAGACGGTGTCTTTATCTGTCTTTGCTTTTAAAGTCTCAATTTCGCTTGAAATTTGCTCAATTTCAGCACGTTCAACTTTGTTTCCCAGTTCTTGCTTAGTAGCGAATGAACTTGTATCAATTTCTGGTTTCGTTTCAAGCACTTGTAAACGTCGTAGGATTTCAGAATCGTCAAAAGTTGCACCCTCAACATGGATATTCTTGATTGCTGCTTCTAATTCAGATTTCGTTACAATGTCAGTAAGTGCCACAATACGTTTCGTGTCTTTCTCGATGATTGGTAATTCGCTATGTTTATCGATTTCTGATACACGTACGCCAAATGAGAATTTTAAAATGTCCGCAGATTGTTCCACTTTTTCAGCGTAAACATATCCATACACAATTTCATCCGTTGTAATTAAGCTAGTATCGAATGGAACTTCAACCACGTTCCCGACCACGTTTCCGACCACGTTTCCTGCCACTTCTAGGAAGCGATTTGTCGTTTTGAAGTGGAATAAAACTACAATCTTTTCAACGTTAACTCCGTCTAACTTCAACTCGATAAATGCGTTGTTCTTATCGTGTGAATAAAATTCCTCTTTTATGTTGTAAACATTATCTCGGACGTTGGCGCAAACGCCTGCTTGTCGTTTAATAATTTTTTTCAATGTTTGTCCCCCTTTCATACAAAATGAAAAGGGAAGTATAAAGACTTCCCTTTTCTAATTTAATCTTCGCTCGGTTCGTGATACTCAAGCGCTCTTGTGCTGTCAGTCAGACCAGCTGTTGTAGGGTCGTTAACAACCCCAACCAATACTAAAAAGGCAAACAATACATTGATAAATACTAGGATTTTATCAACAGTATCGCCAAACTCCAATTTAAAATTGAAGATATTCGCAAAGGCTTGTGCAAGCAATGCTAAAGCTGGCACTAATGCAAGCCAAAAGTTTTTATTTTTAATTCGTACTTTCCAGTTAATTTTGTCCATTATCTTTCCTCCACAATTTCCAGTTCGAGAAATTTCTCAAACAATATTTTAATAGCACCATTTCCACCCAATTCAACGTAACTTTCATATAGCCGAGTTAATTCCTCAATCTCATGCTGATTTGTTCTACCACGTCTGATTGCTTTTTTTAGATTTTCCTGCAATCGAAAACGTTGTAGACGTTGCAAACCTTTTCTAATGAGCGAGAGATTGGTACGATTATCTCGCCCAATCTCAGTAACTTCGCCCACTGATTTTTCAAGATCACTTATTTTTTCAGCAAGAACATTGATTTGTTTTTCAGTCTCTTTTGTATTTTGAGTACTCTTAAATGAGAAATAACTTGGAATTATCACAATCAAAACGGGCGTGAGTTTATCGATTAAGGTTAAAAATTCCAATTAACCCACCTCCCTTTCTGAAACAGTTGATTATTGTACAGGCTGAGTGTCTAACTCATTTGATGGTTTTTCTGCTTTTGGTTCAGTCCACTTCCAAATACCTAATTTACCGTTTTGTTCAAGTGCTGCTAGTTGTTCAAGCGTTTCACCTTGATAAGTGAATGGTTCGTTCACTTGAATCATGACACGTTTTCCTTCTTGGAATTTCTCAACATGATTCACATCTTCAAGTGTGAAAATTTCTTGCGATTGGTAAGTTTTGCCAGTTTTAGCAGGGTCCACCAATTCAAGACCGCGTTTGAAAACAGTCGAATCTAACGGATTATCAACGTCCGTTACTCGAGCTAATACTGCCCAATCTGCCACTGCTTTCACCTCTGCAATTTTTGCATCTTTCTCAGCGAGCTTTTCTTCGTAACTTTCAGCTTGCGTACGTAAATCTTCTTGAAGTTTCTTCACTCCATCAGCTGGATTGAATTCAGTAGTCACTTGTCCGATAACTGCTTTAATTAATTCCTCGTCTGATTCGTTAACACGGTCGCCAATTAAAACACGGTCAAAAGCCGTATATGGCGCTTCTTGTCGAACCGCAACGAATGTACGGTTGTTTTCTTGTAAATATTTATTGATAATTTTAAATGTCATATATCATTCTTCCTTTTCTTTATCTGATTGTAGTTGTTGGATTTGTTCTTGTGCTTCTTCATATAAAGCCTTGTAATTAGCACATTCAATCGTTTTATTTGCCAATTGAATTGCTAAATCGTTAATAACTTTGTCTTGTGTATTCATGTTTCGCCTCTCTCTTATTTCCATTTTGAATAATAGCCTCGACTGTAATTGCCAGCCACTGCTCCTAGATTTCTGAAATTATCGTAAATATCATTTAAGATATATGATAATCGAACACCTTGAATAACAATTTCGTCAACGCCAGCAAGCGTATGAGTGTTCGTGTCAATAGACACTTCTTTCAAACCTGGTTGTGCACTTATGTTAAATGTGATTTTTTGCCCATACATATTCACGGCACTTTGAACATTACTTCCGCTTCGTCCATTCCAGATTTGAAGGCCTGCTGATGTATGGTCCATAGTTACGAATCTATTTCTATTACTTAATAAAGCTGTGTATGAACCTTCAACGCCGTTGATGTTTCCAGAGCCGAAAACTAAATATTGTAAAGGCCTATTAGGGAATTGATTTTTGATGCCAACGCCGTGGCCGTTCATCTCAAGCCAGCCTGTTTGTAAATCAAACTGAGTATCTCCATTTAGAGATGTAATTCGACCGCCCTTAATGTGGTCACCTGTGAAATCAACATTCTGTATCTTTGTAATCGTCGCTTGTTTCGCGAACAACTCATCGACAAACGCTTGTTGTGAAACTAACCGTTGAATAAATGCAGTATCGAATTTAACTTTGTCAGCAGTAACAGACCCAACGTCTAAAGCATCAGCAGTAACGGACCCTGCAGCTATCTTACTAGCGGTTATTGCACCGTCCACGAGCATGTCGGACTTAACTTTAATTTTAGGTGCGATGATGTCAACGCCTCTAGGACTGGTATAAATGGTTGAGGCTAGTTGCTCTCCTGTCAGAGTAGTTGAACCAATAACCACGCCCTCTGGAGTAACCTGTACTCTAGCACTATTAGAAGCGTTTCGCACTTCCTGTCTGATTTCGTTTGCCGTCTGAGCAATAGCACTCTTAACATTCGTATCAAAGAACTGCGTCAACGCCCCTTGGTTGCTTTTCTGAATTTTGCTCCAAAGCGTGCTGTTTTGGTCTCTCATTTCCAGTTCAATCGAACGTAAATCCTTGAAGAGACCTGACAATGTACGTTGTGTAATCGTAGGCTCTACAAAACTGGTAGGGAAATCCCCTTGCTCCAGCTGGATGTCCGTTAATACCGTGTCTCCAGCACATCCCATGTGATGAAGTTTCAACAGTTCATCGCGTGATCGTGGTTGAAATACCTTGTAATATCGCCCGTTATGCTCTAGAGCAGGCGCACGGACGTTTTGAATAGTGATGTCCATTTTTAACCTCCGTAAACTTTAATAGGGATTGAACCGTAAAAAGTTCGATATCGGTTAAATCCAGTTTTTCGTTCAAATTCTTCAAGGGATTCTGTGAAAGTTACATAAGTTTTCCCCTGTTTGTTTTCGATTTTAGAAAACGAAATTTCTTTCCCGTTTATCTCAATAGTTCTTATATTTTTTTGTGAAAAATCCTTATTTAGTGTTATTTGTTTATTATGACTATCATAATTTATTGATACGTCACCACTAAATAACAGTCTTATTTTCACCCAAACAAGCCTTGTACCGATATAACGATGAGTAACTTCCTTGTTTCCTACATAAATTCCTTCTCTAGCCATACTACCTCCTACTCGTATACGTCGTAGATAGTAGTGCTATCTTTAGTAGAAAGTGCATCATACTGAGATTTAGAACCGAACCAATACTTCAATGGTTGTCCGCCGTTTTGATTAATAATATTTTGACCAGGCGCACCGTCTGCCCCTCTAGGTCCTGTTGGTCCTGCTGGTCCTTGAGCACCTCTTGCACCGTCTGCCCCTTTAGGACCAGTCAATCCAATAGGTCCTTGTTCTCCACGAGGTCCAACGTCTCCTTTTTGTCCTGGCGTTCCGTTTTCCCCTCTAGGTCCTGCTGGTCCCATCGGACCTGGAGCGCCTTTTAACGATTCTCTCTGTTGACTTGTAAGCTCCTCGAATCGCATAACACCGTCCGCGCCTTTTGGACCAGTTTCGCCACGCTCACCGCGGTCGCCCTTTGGACCAGTTAGATATTGTAAGGCTATGAATCGGTCACGGCCGTTTCCGACCTTGACTTTTCCTGTGTCGCTCTCAACGCCTAGCTCACCATCGAGCAGAACAAGAGGGCTATTTGCCCAATCGCTCGCTGACATACGTTTATGTTGCACTCTAATTGGAATTGTTTCCGTCATGTTCTACCTCCATCAAAAATAAATGTTGGACTTTCGCTCCAACTTCCGTCATAACTAGCATTCTGGCCATCCGCAATCGTCTTATAGGCTAGCTCTAAATCAACCCGATTTGTCCGATTATCAATCATAACTGACTGTGTCACGTTTTGGTACCAGTCCCCTGAGAAGGTCAGGCGATAGCCGTCGTTATAAACCGATAAGACTTGCTCCTCTTTATTTGTTAAGTCTTTGTCAATCTCTGGCAAGTGTGGATTAGCAGGCTCAAAATGAACGTGCCCCCCATAGAACGGATTCTTCTTGACTATCACAGTAACGTCTGTCTTTCCGTAAACCGTACATGTTGCTGACCAACTAATAACGTACTGCTTACCTAGCTCAAAGCCTTCTCCATTGTGTCCGACTTCAACATAATCAGTACCGTAGGCGATTTTCTTAGCTGTGCTACCATTGAGACGGTTCTTGTTATACTTAGCAGTTCCATCGCCACCAATCAGACCAGCGTTTATTCTTGCGGTCTCGCTTACCTGCTCTAATTTCTTACTTAATTCAGCAATTGAGTCCGCGCCACTCATCAACTCTTCACGGATACGCTTCAAGAACTCAGGGCGCTCTTTCTCCACCTCTTCATGGATTTTAGCGCTGAAATCTTCTGCTTTGTTTTGGTATTCTTTTACAACGTTATCAATCTCAAGTTGTATAATACGAACCTTTTCGTCAATCTCTTTGTTTCGTCTTTCGACTTCATTCGCAATAGCTTCATGAAATAACGATTCACTAAATCCACTCACTGCGTCTTTGATAGCTTGTTGACGTGTCGCACGGTCTTTAGCTTGTAACGTTTGATAATCGCCTAATTCAGCGACTGAACGGTTATTATCCAATTTATCGATGACCAATTTATGGATTCTAGCTTCAAAAGCGATTCCAATCTGGTCTCTTACGATTCCGACGCTGTCACCAATCCAAATATCTTGCTCAATCGCATTAGCTAAATCTAGGAGATTAGCTTTAAATGTTACGATTGGAACTGATAAGCGTTGTAACTCTTTGTAAGTCGCTTTTAATAACTCAGTAGGGTCTTCAATGTCCTCATTGGTATATACACCGAAACGATGCTTAATAACGCCATTCTGATGTAATCCGTAGATAGTTCTAGCAGTTTCATTCGTTACATAATTCTGTCCCGCTGGTTTATCAACGGGGTCGCCATTTGCAACCGTCCAAACAACATCTTTAAACTGGATTCTTCGACCATAACCGCCAGTAGCTTCTCCATTGTCATCCGTGCTTTGTTCGCCCTTACCACGACCAATCAAGGCTGTTACAACATCGTCTGAAGATTCTTCATAGGTTACGTTTAGGATGTTAGAACCGTATTCAAATTGATGACCTGTAACACGTCCGAAGCGTTGATTTAAGTCAATGTATCGTCCAATTATCTTGTTTTCAACAAAGGTATATCGAACCTTGAACTCGCAAGCGTACGATTCAATTATTTTAACGAGGGCTTGGCGAACTGAAATATAGTAAAAGCTCAATTTACCCGTTCTAGTCAAGCCGTCTACATTTCCTAATTGATAGCCTGTTCCTTCTAAAATTCCACTCAATACTTGTTCAGCGGTTCCCTTAGGACGCTTATTCTCGATGATGAATGAATGTAAGTCACTTTCTGCCCTGTCTATCCCTTGGATAGTCAATCCGATGTCGTAAGATTTTTCCGCAATCCTGAACAAACAAAAAGCCCTGTCTCTCGATTGAAAACCGAAAAACTGGGCTTCTTTGATAATGTTAGGCTTGTAATCTACAGGGATTTCAAAACTCGCTCTATCAAATTGATTCAATTCAATCGTATGAGTGAAATCTGCAAGGCTCGCTTCATCGATTACATCAATCAGTTCCTCTGTTTGATTGAATAAATAAATCATGCAAACACCTCTTTATACTGGATATCATTCAATGTAGCGCCCTCAACTTGGAATGTATTCACGCCTTTTTGCAGTTTAAAATATCGACTGTTAACCACATCAAAGTTTTTCAACTCGTTTCTGCCGTTTAACGTGATTTCTCTAGTTTCACAATTAACAATCAGACTTGAATCTTGAACGTAAGTAGCTTTTAATCTGATATATTTTTGAGTTTCAAGATGTAGAATACGGATTTCAGTTCCTTCTTT